AAAAGGGGAAGAAAAAGAGCGTGTCCGACTGGGGTATGCAGCGGATGACCTCGGTTTTGTGGGTGATCCGTATCAGGAGGCGAGACAACGTTATATCAGTAATGCCCTGGAAGCCTGGCGCAATAACGAGGCGAATAAACCCAAATCCCGGGGTGGAAAATCAGAGACGGAAAAAGCGGAAGACAGTTTTTCCCGGCTGCTGAAGCAGCAGAAAGAGCAACTGGCACTGGCCGGTCAGAATACGGAGCTGGCGAAGCTGAAGTACCAGACAGCGCTGGGTGAGCTGAAAACCCTGACGGAGATACAGAAGCAGGAACTGCTGCGCAATGCGACCCTGATTGACCAGCAAAAAATCCGGGAACAGTTGCGATCCCGGGAAGAGACACTGAAGAATGAGAATGCGGCTGCGCGTGCGTCGAATGATGCTGAACTGCTGGGGTACGGGCAGGGGGAACGAGCCAGAGAACGCATGCGGGAGTTGCAGCAGATCCGCGACAGCTTCCGCCAGAAGGATGCGGACCTTCAGTCTCAGTATCAGACCGGGGATATCAGTGAGGATTTTTACAGACAGGCACGGGCACAGAACGCGCAGTATCTGAGCGAACGCCTTAAGGACCAGGCAGCCTTTTATGCCGAATCGGATGTGCAGCGTGCGGACTGGCAGAAAGGGCTGCAGGAGGGATTCAGTAACTGGGTGGATAATGCGTCCGATTACGCCTCACAGGCAGCACAGCTTGCGACGGAGGGTATCTCAGGGATGGTGAATAACATCACGGAGATGCTGAACGGAAATAAAGTGGAATGGCGCAGCTGGGCCTCATCAGTGCTACAGGAAATATCAAAAGTTCTTATGAATGCCGCGATTGTCAACGGGATCAGGACGGCGGCAAACAGTATGTCCGGTGCAGGAGGATTTCTCGGCAGCATTGGTGACTGGCTGGGCGGGGCGGTGGCCAATGCAAAAGGCGGCGTGTATACCTCGGCAAACCTGAGTGCGTACAGCAACAGTATTGTGGATACGCCCACGTACTTTGCCTTTGCAAAAGGGGCGGGGCTGATGGGGGAGGCCGGTCCTGAAGCCATTATGCCCCTGACCCGGGCGGCGGATGGCTCGCTGGGTGTGCGCGCGGTGGGCAGTATGAACGGTAGTGCGGGTCTGGTGTATTCCCCGGTCTACCATATCGCCATTCAGAATGACGGGACTAATGGCCAGATAGGGCCGGAAGCTGCGGGCAGCCTTGTGCAACTGATTGACCAGCGGGTGCAGGCGGTGATGTTGTCCATGCGACGTGACGGAGGAATGCTGAGTGGCTGAGATAAAAACGCTGCATCTGGTCCCGCGTGAAGGGATGCAGGTGAGTGAGAAACCGTCGGTGGCGAGGGTACGGTTTGGTGACGGTTATGAACAGCGCCGCTCCACAGGGCTGAATCCTCAACTGAAGACATTTCAGGCGGTATTCCGGGTGACGGATGAGGCGACCCGGTGCTGGCTGGATGAATTTTTATCGTGGCATGGTGGTTACCGTGCCTTTTTGTGGCGACCGCCGAAACATAACCGGATGGTCAGGGTGGTATGCCGGGAGTGGAGCGTCACGGATAACGTCCGGTACAGTGATTTCAGCTGTACGATAGAGCAGGTGGTGAACTGATGCAGGATATTCGCGAAGAAAGTCTGAACGAGTCGGTTAAGTCAGAGCAGTCACCGCGGGTGGTACTCTGGGAAATCGACCTGACGGTACAGGGTGGTGAGCGGTATTTTTTCTGTAATGAGCTGAATGAAAAAGGGAAGGCGGTCACCTGGCAGGGGCGGCAATATCAGGTATACCCGATTGACGGCAGCGGTTTTGAGATGAACGGGAAGGGCAGCAGTGCCAGACCGTCGCTGACGGTGTCCAATCTGTTTGGTCTGGTCACCGGGATGGCGGAGGACCTGCAGAGCCTGGTGGGGGCCACGGTGGTCCGCCGCCGGGTGTATGCCCGTTTTCTGGATGCGGTGAATTTTGTGGCGGGCAATCCGGAAGCGGACCCGGAGCAGGAGCTGAGCGACCGCTGGGTGGTGGAGCAGATGTCAGAGCTGACGGCCATGACAGCCTCGTTTGTGCTGGCAACACCGACGGAGACGGACGGGGCGCTGTTTCCCGGTCGCATCATGCTGGCGAACACCTGTATGTGGGATTACCGGGGAGATGAATGCGGGTATAACGGTCCTGCGGTGGCGGATGAGTTCGACAACCCCACCACGGATATCCGTAAGGACAGATGCAGCAAGTGCATGCGCGGGTGTGAGATGCGCGGCATGGTGGCTAATTTTGGCGGTTTCCTTTCCATTAATAAACTTTCGCAGTAATGGATTATGCCCACCGTCAGGTGGGTTTTTTATTTAGTAGTTCTCTCAACTTTTCGTTCTGCTCTCTGAACTTTTCCTGTATTTCTTTTTGCATGGCGATAACCTGGGCTTGAAGTTGAACTAGCGCATCAACATTTAGCGGAACCGAGACGCTGTTAATTTTATCTGCTATTTCCCCGAGTGTATTTTCTGCATTCAAGGCATCTTCCAGTATCTGAACAATCTCTGAGTTCATAGAGCGCCCGTTTCGTTTGGCTCGTTCAGCTATAGCATCTCGCATTCCGTCAGGAAAACGGAGGTTGAACTTGTCGTAGTCTTTTACTTGTTTTTCGGCCATTGCAAATCTCTCAAAAAAAATCATGGTGCCATATTGCCATACGATTTCAATAGTGGCATTATGGCCTTCATGGCGTCACTTTGGCACCAAATAAAGGAGATTAGATAATGCAAGATACACTTTTCACTGAGCGCAAAAATATCAAACTCAACCTTCGCCTTCCATCACGGCTGAATGAAGACCTTCGCCGCCTGGCGGAAATGGACTGTATATCTCTGAACTCTGCAATTGTTCGTTTGCTGGCAAAAGGTGTTAGGGAAGAGGTGGCGAATGGTCGCTAAAAACAGCGAAGCCTCAATGGCTGCAACCATTGAGGCTTCTAAATTACCAGTTAACCACGAGAAAACTGATATGACTAGTTTAGCAATTGCAGATCGCACAATCAATGTTCCATTCCACGGAACAAATCTCTTTTTGGTTGGAATTAACAATGAGCCTTATGTTCCTATGAAGCCTGTTGTTGAAGGTATGGGGATGGTTTGGGCTGCTCAATTTGTTAAGTTAAAACAGAGGTTTGTCAAGGGTATTTCGGAAATCGAAATACCTTCTGCTGGCGGTAAACAGTTAATGACATGTCTTGCCTTTCGTAAATTTGCGGCTTGGCTTTCAAGCATTCAACCAAACAAAGTCCGCCCTGAAATCCGCGACAAGGTAATCCAGTATCAGGAAGAGTGTGACGATGTGCTCTACGAGTACTGGACTAAAGGCCATGTGATTAACCCGCGCAAAGCTAAAAAGGCATTGCCGGGGAAAATCACCACTGAACAGCAGGAAGCCATTAAACAACTCGTCATGAGTCGCGGTCAGTCTCTGCCAAAAGAAAAACAGGCGAAGGCGATGATCACCATGTGGTCGTCACTGAAATCTCATTTTGGGTGTTCATACAAAGAAATCAGCGAGGAGCAGTTTACCGAAGCTCTGTCCTTGCTGCTCGCGTTCCGCTTGAAGGAGAGTTAATCGGCAAACAAGAGAAGAGCACCAACGAGCTTTCCGCAAAAGAAGCAAACAGCCTTGTATGGCTATGGGATTATGCCAACCGCTCACAGGCATTATTCCGCGAATTGTATCCAGCGCTAAAGCAAATTCAATCGAACTATTCCGGCAGATGTTACAACTACGGTCATGAGTTCTCGTATGTTATTGGAATGGCGAGAGACGTTTTAATCAATCACACACGAGATGTTGATATTAATGAGCCAGACGGACCAACGAATCTTTCCGCATGGGTAAGGCTTAAGAACAAAGAATTACCTCCTTCACTACATCACTACTAACAGATTGCCAACGAAATGACCCAGCTTCGGCTGGGTTTTTTATCAGGAGTTCTCATGCTCTATAGCAATATATTGGCGCACGCCCGGCGATGTGCGCCA